CTCGATCACCCTTGAAATCCCCGTAACCTGACTTGAGCAATAGATCGACCAGATCACCAAGCCGCATAAAGGCCAGATAATCCTGAGGATTAGCTTCTCCTTGGCCATTCAAGCGACACACCACGATAGGCAAGTCATTGGACTTGCTAGCTCTTTTAGTGACCTGATCGATCCACGCCTTAGGCTGGAACGCCGATCTAGCCTTAACCTCCATGTCGAAAGGAACATGAGTTATATCTTTTCCAGCCCCTCGACCGATATCCGCATGATGCCACCAAGTCGATAGGTACTTGGCGACAACACGCTCGGTAGAGAATCCCCGGTATTTACGGCTTTGTGAAGCCATTGACCGCATGACACTTTCTACATGACCATGCTTTACTCTGCAAGTTCACTTTGATCTCTGATACTGGAATTGACTCATTACATAGACAGCATCTAGTCATCATCGTGAACTCTTCTAAAATAGCCTGAACTTCTTTAGATCGTGCAATCTCATCCTCTGTTGGGAATGATTCCCATTCGCCATCTTGGTTCATAAACTGTAAAGATCCCATTATGCTCTCGCCTTCTGGCGTTGCCATGCGCCCTCTTTGTTGATCTCATACCAAATTACATCTTCACCCTTAGGACATCTAGTCAGTTCGCCTGTTACCCATGCAGAGCATTTGAAATGACCCCATTGCTTACCTGTTCCCGATTGCCCAGTCTTCCAGATCATGTCGCCATGAGGGCAACGAGGAATATCCTTCTCTGTCTGGCCTCCAATGATCTCTTTCACCATCGATACAGCTTCCCCCATTGTGGGCGGCATAGTCGCTGACTTGGTAGTCCATGGATCCTCTTCCTTTACTACTGGAATGTATTCGCCAGATGTAGTTGCCATCTTAACCTTTACTTCATCGATGCTAGCCTTTACTTTAGAAGCAGTCTCTACTTTGACCATCTCTTCTCTAGATGCTCGCTTACCTTTAGTGGCATATCCAGCGTTAGCCAGCGCACGACCAATAGCAGAAGTCTCGCAGTTCTCAAGCGCAGAAGTAGCATTAACCCCTCGGCCTTGTACTGTTTCTTCTGCGAGCCCTGTAGTCCATGGCCTGTTATCAGCTTCTGTTCGATATATCGAAGCCTCGACGATGAATCGGCCAGTAGTGTGTTCCATGAGCTTTGTATGTATCTGGCCATCTGGATGATCCTTCCAAAACTTTATTAGGCGCTCTTCTACTGTCTCATAATCTTCTAGATTAAACATAAAGTTCGTTCTCCTCTGTGTGTAGTTGCCCTGCTATTGCCATATATGCCGCAGCGTCGATGTATGTATCGACTTTTGCTGACTCCATACTTCGAGCGAGCTTGACCAATGCCATGCATGACGCCACTTGATAGTCAGTAACAGGCATTTGGAGGAATGCAGACCAGAGGCATGCGGTTCTGGACATATTGTCTGACGGGTGTCCGTAGTCCATTCCACGATCTTGTATAACTGCCTTTGCTTCGTTGAGGAAATCATTCGCTTTCACACTCTCACCTTATCCTTGGCTTCGTAGTAATCTCTGACGGCTTTACGGCCTTTGAGATAACCTACACGAATACCTATCGACCGACCAAAGTGAAACCATAGCGCCGAAATAATGATAAGAGCTATAACGTCTTGTGTAACTGTATCGAACATTGTTAAGCCTTTCTGTGGATGCCCTTCATCCGTGGCTTAACCATCTCATACCCCAAAGGGGAAAATCTAGATATTTATATAACGAAATGGTAACAATTCTGCGTCGTCTATGTGATCGTCAATATCCCGATCAAGATCGTTATCTAGGTCGTCCATAGCGCTTCCCTGAGACTACGAAGGTTCCATCCTTTTCCAGATAGATCAGATCGACCTGAACGTTCTTTCCATCGACATACATGATGGCAAAGCCTGATTGCCAATTAGCCGAGCCCTTGGTGTATGAGGCCTTTGAAAAGTCCATTAAATTCCCAACCTCAACCCCATGCAGAACACGCCCTAAACGGCCTCCAGAGGCCTCTGAGAAGGACGATCTGCCCATTCTGTGAGTATGCCCTGAGATAACGCTTTTCCCGTGCCTACGAGCCGCCTCAAGGGCTGAGAGCCCTCCCTGTGACTTTATAGGAGTATGATCGCCATGGACTGCAATCCAGCCCGGCGCGATATTGTATGGCTTTTTATGAAAGGTAATCCCTAGCTCATCAAATCTCATGAACTTCTCGAACCTAAGTTCGGGCAAGGATAGGAATGAGGGAATCTTCCTCATGATCTGATTGTAAAGGCGGTCTGTGTGATTAGACCGAATCGTCTGTGTTACCTGTAGATCGTAAAGTACTTGAACAGCCTCATCGCGATCATCTCCAAGCGTCTGCTCATAAGCCTCTGGCGTCCCTTCGCTCCACTTGCTTATAGTGTTAAAGTCTATCTCGTCGCCGATCGTTACTACTTCGTGCGGCTTAAATTTACTGATGAAACTGGCTAGATTCTTGACTGCGTGTCTATCGTGGAACGGCACTTGTAGGTCGCTCACTATGACTATGCGCTTCATTAGTCCTCTTCGTCATCCTCATAAGGTAGGCGATCCACTCGGTCGGGGATCGATGGCAAGATCCAGTCAGGGTAAGCATCTCGATCAGAGATAATCGCTAGACAGATATCAATGGCAAAGCCAGCCCGGCGCAATGCGCGATACATCTCATGCAGGCTAATAGCCCACGCGTCTAACTGTGAATAAGTATCGAGATCGATAACCTTCTTCTTTGCCATGGAATTAGTGTGACTTACCTAATAATTCGATGATGGTATCGACACGCGCTTCTAGTCGATTAACTTGATCCTTCATCGATGAACCACCATTGGGCTTGAGCTCGGCTAAGTAATACTTAATCAAAAACTGTAGATAAGCAGCTACTCCGCCAAGGACTGTAACTATTCCTACGGCGATTGCCGCAATATCTACCGCGTCCATTACTTTTTAGGGCTCGCGTATCCGAATACTCCTGCCACTACTGCGCCGAGGATTGATCGATAGTTAAGATCGAAGTTAGAAGTAGTTCCCCATACTGCTAGGAATGCTCCGACTGCGATTATTGCTGGATGTTTCATGTTCATCATTTGCCTCCTAGTAACGGGATATTAAAGAAAGAGCCGTCTTGATCGCCTTGCTTAGTGAAAGAGATATGGCAATGCGCGTTATGTGGATTACTTCCAGAATACTTGCGCCAGCGCCAGCCCATGCGAGACGATGCAATTCGTCCTGCGAAAATGATGTATGACACACGCTTCTCTCCTGCTTTGGCTGCGAGTCGAAGCTGATCTGCAATATCGGGCATGAGGTCGGGCTTGCCTGACTTATGTACATCTCGATCGACATCGATGGCGCGAACCACCCCTGTCTCTGGATCAGGGTTGTGATCACTAGGACGCGCTGAATGACGGAGATCGCCGATCCAGCCATCGGAACGCCTATCACGATCTGCGAAGGTGTCATCAAATTGCTCTCTAAGCTGTTGTCCGGCTTTACAAAGGATCGGTTTCATACCACTCACCTGTTTCTTCATCCCATGCGTATAGCTTGCCATCTGTAGGGTAAGCGATAGGTGGCTCCCATTGTTTTTTGGAATTCAATACCCATGACGGATAAGGCTTAGGCGCGATAAAGGCGTCATCGATTGGATCGTAGGTATATCCCACCCCTGCGTAATTAAATCTAATCGATCCAGAATAACTCGTGCGCTTGCAGACTTGGCCTCTAACTTCTGAGTAGGCTTGCTCCCAATCAGTTATTCCGTCCACTTCTTCCCATTCGTGGCGTCCAGTAATGACTTCTGTCACGATGTTGTTTTCATCGAGAAATGCGTAATGTGCCATTATTTAGTTACCGTGCCTGTTCCTGCTGTAAATACATAAATCTTGTATCCACCTGTAGTTGTTGTCGGGGTTGTTCCACCACCAGTTTTTACTAGTGTTCCACCGATTGCAGTTAAATCTGGGAATGTATCTGCATAGCGAAGAATGACTACACCTGAGCCGCCGTTACCGCCGTTCATTCCAGTTGAGCCGTTATACCCACCGCCGCCGCCGCCTCCACCTAGATTAACTGTTCCTGCTGTTCCGTTTGAAGCGTTAGCAAAACCTGTACTATTGTCACCTTTGCCGCCATTACCGCCGCCCCCTGTTCCACCTGTTCCGCCGTTGTAATTAAATGATCCGTCGGAACCAAATCCACCGCCGCCGCCGCCTGCGTAAGTTATCGCTGAACCTGAAAATGAATTAGATGTACCAGCACCGCCGTTATTTCCAGCAGTTAAACCAGATGCTCCTGATGCGCCAACAGCAGATGCACCGCCACCACCGCCACCAAAATATCTATTGCCATCTATTCCGCCAGTACCACCAGCAAAACCTTCGTCGGGGGTATAACCACCTGCATCACCAGCCGCACCTGAACCAGTATTTCCAGAACCGCCGCCAGAGCCGCCTGTTGCGCCGTTACGTGGAGAACCTATTGCGCCGCCTCGACCGCCGCCCGTTGCGCTATTAGTATCGAGTGTTGAATTTGTTCCGCTTGTTCCGTTAGTGCTGGAACCTGTTCCACCTGTGCCGCCGGCGCCGACTGTAATAGTGAAGGAAGATGGCAAGCTTTGGCTAGTAAATGAACGAAAACCACCTGCACCACCACCGCCACCAACTTGCCCGCCACCGCCACCGCCGCCTGCCACGATAAGGTAATCAGCCAAGCTAAATGGAAGTAATGGAGTAGTAGGTGCAAATACACTTATAACATTATTAAGCATTATCCAATCGCCCCAAGGATGTACCAAGTGTCCGCGGCCACCTTCACGCATGCCGCGGATTTATTGGTGCCAAGTGTAGGTGAGGCTGGAACTGCGCCTGCTGACAGAACTGTAGTAGTGCCAGAAGTAACTGCTGAAATCGTACAGAGCCCGACGCCCTTATTGAGAATAGTAATCACAGATCCGACAGGAATAGCTGCTGTAGCATTAGTAGGAATCTTAAGCGCTACGGCTGTTCCCTTGTTCATAGAAACTAGGACTTGATAAGAATCGACAATATCGACTGTGTAATCGTTAGTCTTATCGGCAATGACATCAAAGGTTACGAGGCCGTTATAGTCTGCCGCCGTAAAGATGTCGCCTGTTGTTGCTGGAAAGCCTGTTGCCATTGTTTTCTCCTAGTATCCCATTATGGATTGTCCGATTATACCGTAATTTGCAGATCCTATAATGAATCCTTCGACTATAGGCTCAAGTGTTGTAACTGTAACCTTCATGCTGTTAGGCGTAATATCCCACGCCAAGCCCTGCGCCTGTAAGGTCTTAACGATGGTACTAGAATCAGGCTGGACATTGGTGATCTCTAAATTGTCAAAGTACTCAAGCCCGATCATCGTATCCGTAGGCACGTTAGGATCGAGAAGATCGACTGTCATGGCATCGATGCGGATTGTAGTCTCTGCACGAGTAGCGACATAGATACTAGCAATATCTTGAACCTGCGCGTCGGTCTGTGCGATCAAGTTTTCGACGTTCATGCCATGAGGGAAGTACTTAGCGATTGAGTCTGAGTTATTAGCTGAGACTGTAGCCCCACCGACTCGCTTCATGGTAGCGCTATTGATGATGAGCTTATCATCGAAGGCAAAGCGAAGATCAGAGTATGGGATCCCTGTAGTCTGATTAAACTCAATCGGTGCCGGGGCTAGCGAGCCCACTACATCCGAACGATCCTTGAATTCTACTTCGCCATCTGCACGGACGAAGAACGCTCCCTGCTCTGTAAACTCTGCTACCTGAATCGCTGAAAGGCTTGTACGGGTAGTGGCTGGGTCTGCCTGAACTGTTGTAGATCCTGCGTCGATGAAGCGCATGCTAGAAGGAAAATCTACCTCATCAAGAATCTTATCTATTCTTGTGCCAGTAGTCTGCCCACTCCCTGAGTCTGCAATCGTCGAGACGTTAGCCATAGCGAACAGGCGGAATGCATCTGAGGACATAATGTCGACATAACCTAATTCCTGCCCCTGAGGGTAGGTGTACTTATAGTCCGTGACATAGCCAGAAAAGAGGAAGGACTGAGAGGTTGCAGTAGTAGCTGCTACACGGATCTTACGAAGTGGAGTCAGATAGCCGAAGTATGGGCTGGCTGGATTCTGAGGGTTAAAGTCGCCATTCTGATCGATAACTCGGACTGTGCAAGATCCTGACTCATAGGTATCTCGCATGATATTACGACCGCGCCTAATAGTAATCTGGCGAGTCTGTGAGCTGAGATCAATAACAGGCTCAGGTACTTCACTTGATGCAAATTGAGATACACCGATAACGCCGTTAACTGGATCACCAATAGTAAACGGGAATCCGAATGTAGCACCTTGGCTAAAGTCGAAAGATACCGAGATCGTTGCTGGAAGGGTCATATTGCAAGCGTTCTAAATCTATCTACGCGATTGACTGTGTTAAATGATCCTGATAAAGAATCGTTCACAGATACATCTCTAATGGCGTTGCCTACTTCTTGATCGTTAAGTACTACTGTCACGTTCACAGTAGCGTCTTTAGTTGGATCGCCAAATCTTTTAATGTAGTCAGTAATTGCGTCAAAGACTTCTGATTGGGCATCGGTTAATCCGCCAGTATTTGTTGCTGGAATATCAGAGATTGATGCCACGCCGAGGGCTTCAGTTGTGGCTGTAATAAGCGTCGCTGGTATTGAGACGCTAGGCATCTTAAATTCTGGCATCTTCCAATTACGATAAGGGTTCGGCGCTTCTGGCGTAGCCGCTAGAGCCGCGTTGAGAGCGTTCTGGCGCTTTACCGCCTCGCTTAGTTCTGCTGAGAGTTTATTAGCCTGCGCTTCATTCTTATCTAGCAAGGCTAGTTGAAGATTAAGTGATAGGCGATCGGTCTCGCTGATCTTGCCACGAAGGGCAGCCGTGACGCTGATACGATCGAGATCGATAGCCTTAGAGGCCTTGGTAAGAGCGTTAGCCTTTTTCTGTGTGTCTAAGGTTTTCTTCTGTAGGTTAGCGATCTCTTTAGCACGCTTGGCCGCTTCCTTTTCTGCCTTCTCGCGAGCCGCTTGATTAGGATCTACATAACTTCCACCGAGGGCAGAGCTAGGATAACCGCCCATGCCGGGCGTAGTGAAGCTCTCAAATGATCCAGCGCCTTTTGTAGAAAGTAGTCCGAATGCTCCGCCAAATATCTTAACAAAGTTACTGCCTGTAATTCTGTCTAGTACTCCGACGAGCCCCATGCCTGCCTGCATAGACTTATCAAGATTACTGACTAGGACTGCGACGTTACGGAAGGCGGTAGCCGTGCCTTCTGCAAAGCTGTTCATTGCTTCCGTAAGTTCTGTGATGCTTCCCGTGTCGGTCGCTAGGATCGAGAAGGCATCTACTAGACCCTTACCGATAGTCTCCTGCGCTTCTCCTGCTGCGGTCTGAATAAGGGTTAACTTGCCTGCATAAGTATCAAGGTAGGCGGCGTTAGCACCTGTAAAGGTTTTGTTCAGCTTCTCCTGAACTTGGGCGAATGTCGCCGTCTTGAGTTCTGCCTGAGTAAGTCCTAGTGAGTACTTACGAAGCCCTCGCGTCTGTCCGACGTAGGCCATTGATAAATCGTTAACTACTGTTTCGTAATCGACGCCAGAACCGCGACTGACTTCCAGAGCAAGGTTTAATAGTTCCGTGGACTTAGCCAGAGATCCCGTGGTCTGTAATAGACGTTGCATAGCTGGGCGAAGTTGATCGTCGGTAATACCTGAGGCACGAGATAACTGATCGATAAAGGTTTCAATATTTTGAGTTTCAAAGGCTAGTCCTAGATTCTTTACAGACTGCGCTAGACGGCTTGCAGCGGCTTCATCTTCTACGAATGCCTTTACTGCTGCCTTGCTAAACTGAGTGATCTTCTGGACGCTGAACGCAGCTAGGAGTGCTTTGCCTAACTTCTTTACACTAGTGTCAAGTTTATCTGTTGACTTACCAGCATCATCGAAGGCTTTCTTGCCTTTGAACTCACCGATAATCGGGATGCGTAATTCAGCCATTAACTTACTCTCTCATTAAACTTAGCGGCGGCCTTTTCAAGCGCCTTGATAACTCCGACCTTAGCTCTGCCTTCATCTTCTTTGTATGCCTTGAACATCGAGCGACCTGACATCTTGCCCGATCCTGCTAATTGACCAGGCAGATTAGACACGAACTTGCTATTCGACTTACGACCAGCCCACTCATAGATAACTCCACCAGCGGTCTTATTATGAATCGATACAGTCTGCACCCAACCCTGACGATTAGGCTTTGTCGGTGTAAGTTTATAGCCTAGGCCTCGACGTGCTATTCCAGCGTCATACTTAGGGAACTGACCAGACTCGGCCGTTCCAACGAACCCAGAAGGCATGTCAGCATTAGAGGGCATGAAGCCCCTAGCCTTTTTAACCAATGGCTTTAAGAATCCAACCATTTCATCACGAGTCTCTTTATCGAGATCAGGTGAGAATCTCTTCATCGCTCGACGGAGTTCGCTAGCGCCTTTTAGCTCTGTAGGCATCGCTCTGCTCCTTTGCTCTATCCTTCAATGCTTTCAGAATTATCTGTAGCATTGTCGGGTCTAAATCAATTAAATATTGTGGAGGGATAGCCGTCTCAATGCTCAAGCGAGCTATGAGGTAGTGGATGCTATCCCTGCCTAGGCCAAAGGGTCAGACTCTGCAACCTCGACACTCTTTAGAGTTTCGAGAAAATCTGCACCGAATGGCTTGACTGTGACTCCACTTAGTCGAAGGCCTTCCCATGCTAACCAATAGACATCTGACTGCTTTTCATCATCGCGGAACGCTTTGTGAAATCCCTTTTTAGCATATAGCTCGAACGCGTATTCGAGGCGAGGAGTGATCTCGATCTCGGTTACTGTGTTATCCGCTAGTGTGACTATTAACTTTGCCATGCTGTGCCCCTTTGTTTAGTTTCTTAGAATGTGCCTGTTGTGGCAACTGCTACTGTACCAGAGACGTTAAATGTGAGGCTCTGTGTACCGATATCACCGACTGCGCCGTTGATGTCTGTAGTGCCGTTGATTAGGCAGGTCATCGTGTAGAGAGGGTTTGTCGCGCCGACGGCGGTTCCCTTTTCCTGTAGGAGTACTACTGTGACGTTAGTTCCCCATGCAGCTTGCAATGTCGCTAGGACGTTGGCGGTTGCTGTGTCATTAAGGAAGTCGATTGTGACTGATGATGCCTCAAGACCCTTGACGAACTTATGTCCGCCATCGCCCATTGCTGTCACTTCGAGCTCGTCGAAAGTACGGTTAAGTGTTACAGATGTAACGTGGTCTGAAAGATCGACTGTGTTAATCTTCACGCCGACCTTGTTATTTAGAAATACAGCCATGAGATTATTCCTCGTCTTTCTTTGTAGGTGCTGGCTTAGGTGTTGATGGTGCTACCTGCCCGATCTTGATCAGGAAGGCTTCTTGCTCTTTTTCCCACTCGGACATTTTAGCTCCAACTCGTTAGGACTGAGATATTGATATTGCATGTAAGTAGATCACCTGAGACGGCGCTAAGGACGGCCGGAGCCGATACCTCTGTGACGTTATAGGTGTATGAGGATGCAGCGAGCAAGTTAAATACTCGCACGATATTATCCTCGATTCCGTTTAGGTTGCCTTCGTTATCTAGAAGGGGAACCATGACGGAAATAGTAAAGTTCGCCATAGGCGAGATAGTGGCATGCCATCCGTTAGATGGAATGATGTAAGGATCTGCTGGGGCGACGATGACGCTGTTAGCGATCGGTGTAGCAGGTGGGAATGCAAATACTGAGTACTTAGTGTTATCGACTAGAGCTGCTGCGATACCTGCGCGGAGTGTTGAAATGGCGGCCATTAGCCCACCATCGATCTCGGATCGAGATAAGGTGCAAGCAATCCACGAACACGTGCTAGAAGTGTATTGCCCATTCTGTAAGGTGAAGGCTGATAGCCATCGATCGTGACGCCGCCGCTTGATGGGGCTTGACGGCTTTGCCAGATGTCGATGCTTATCATCAAGGCACATTCTTGGATTGCCGGAACTGTTGAATAATCGGTATATGTCTCGACCGCGGCTATGCCATAAGGCTCGACTGTGTGACGTGGATTGTCGCTAGTGTGAGCTGTAGTTACGTTAAATGAACGAGTATCGACTTTTGTAATTGTCTTAGTTCCATTGTAGCGACTACCTGCACCTGAGATTGTTACAGATTGTCCAACGTAGAAATACTCGCGGATATCCTGATCAAAATAAAGTGTTCCTACTGTGCCCGTATTGCCGTGAGCAATAATGTATTGCTGATTCTTCCATAGAAAGGGCAAGAGTACGTTATCTGCGGCATCGCAGACTTGCTGCAAGACTGCATCAGTATAGAGAGTGCCAACGCCAAGGGCGGTGCGAAGCTCTGCAACTGTTGTCAATGCCATGCTCTTATCCTTTCTAAAGACTGGCCGGGCAGAAGGGCACTACCCGGCCAGCGACTTAGGGTGTTATCAGGTTAGGTTGAACCAGTTTGCGCCAGCCGCTAACTTAGTGGCAAGTGCTCCCTGACCGAATAGCAAGATATCTACTGTTCCGTCAGAGTTGATATTTGTGCGAAGTTGCTGACGTGCGCCCTCGTACCATGTGTAAGCATCTGGATTTACGACAGCCATTGAGTAATCTGCTGTACCGACTCCTCCAGAGCCCTTCATGTAGCGAGATACGCGAAGGTCAAGACCTGCAACGTTACCGCGAAGTGATGTAGGTGTAAGTGCACCACCTGCATTCTGTGGATTTGCAGCGATGTAGATTGGACGTCCGGCATCGTTGTAGCTCATGATGTTAGCCCATTGTTCTGGTGTAACGATCATGTTGCGAGCAAAACCAAGTGATGCTGAATATACTGCTGCTGCTGCGCTTGATACGTAGGATAGAAGTCCAGTCGCTGAGTTAGCCTGTGCTGTTGCGTTGAGTGTTCCTGCGCCTTGGACAGCGGTAGTTACAAATTCTTCAGTATCCTTAGCATAAGCGTATTCCATCTGGACAAGAAGCTCGTCAAGGAATGCAGGTGT